CTGTTAAATCTCCATGCAATAAATAAACGTTTGGCAAAGACCAATCTTTCGGAAATCTTCGTTTAACATCTTCTATTTTTTTCAATATTTCATCTCTATCTATAATAGAAAATGTAGCACCGCTTGTCTTTAAAATTAAAGCAGGTTGTTTCTTTTTATTAGCAAACGTTTCAATAAAAACTTTTATTAATTTCGCAATGTCTTTTCTATCTTCTCCATACCCACCTTTAATCCACTGACCAACATGCAAGAAAGCAAAATCTTCTTTAACTATAGTATTGATTTCTTTTAAAATTGTTTTATTAATTTCATTAACTTTAAGGGGCTTAAAAATAGTTTCATCAGATCCTTCAAATACTACTTCAATCGGCTTTTCAACTTTAAATTCTCCAATTTTTTCTTGTTTACCATCGGGTAAATTTTGTATTTTATCATAGACAACTTCAGTAAATCCGCTCTTCGAATGTTTGGATGGAACAATAACTAAATCCATTTTATTACATCCTTCAACCCATTTTGATGAAACTGCATTTGTTTCTATTCCTGCTGTTATTCCAATATTAAATTTACCAAATGTTTCAAATTCATTAGGAATTCTAATATCAATATAAACATCTGGTTGTCTATCTAAATGTTTATCTATTAATATAGCATCTAATAACGGTTTATGAATTGGATTATCTTTTTGTAAAAAATTTCTAGGCGTATCTCCCCATCGAACATCAAGTAGTCTAATTTCATATTTCTCTGTTTGATGTAATGCATAAAATATAGAACGAGCATGGTCACCGTACCCACTACGTGATGAAAAGGGTGCGCACATTAATATTAATTTTTTCATTATACAACCTCCAATGTATATCGCGGTCGCGGTTTCCAATTTTCAAATGCACTATCCATCGAATTAATAAATCTCTTAGACATTTCTTCTCCATGCATTCCTATTAAATCATCTGTAACAAATTGTCTTCCTAACTCACCACATCGTTCTCTTTCTTCTGGACCCATATCGTACCATTCTTTAATTGCAACTCCCGCATCTTTCCAATCACATCTATCATCAAAAATATATGGTGTCACGGGAGAACCCATTAAACTAAGTGTTTTCGGATATACTGGTTTAACCCATTCGCCATGCTGTTTATATTTACCTCCATGATTAGATCCCAATTCTACATAATCCTGATAAGTTAGATATTCACCATTTTCTTTTTTAAATCCACATTGGTCTTGAAGTCCACCAGTAACATTAACAACTATCGGTTTTCCTATAGTGAGAGCTTCTGCTGAGCCGAGCCCAAATCCTTCATTTGATGCTAAATTGATATAAATATCAATTGAATTATAAAGAAAATTCATTTTAACATCATCAAGCGGGCCGGCTTTATCATAAGTAAAAATGACATCATGTCCGGGAATCATTGCTTTACATACAGCTCGAAGATCTGTTCCGTTATCATCAACAGGTTGAGTATGAAAAACTAAAGCACATTTTTTTTGTTTTTCCTCTGGAAGTTGTTCAATAAAATGTTTATATGCTAATACTACATCACCTGGCATCTTTCGTCGGATATTTCGATTTAAATAAAGTAATAAAAAATCATATTTGTCAAAATCATATTCTTGTTTAAATTTTTGAAGGTCAATACTATTAGGATTTAATGAAAAAAACCGTTTTTTAGAAATTCCATGCGGAACGTATGTAATCTGCCAATCTTCATACTCAGGAAGTATCCGTCTATTTATACCATAAGTTTGTCTTGATATTGCCATCAACAAATCACAACTTCTATAAAAATTTTCATTCCACATCGGGTCGGGAAGATCATCCCATATGTTATAATAGAAAAGAGGAATTTTAATCCTTATCTCCCGTTCCATATTATACAGCCAGTACCAAAATCTAGGATCAGTATAATGCAGTATTGCATCAGGCTGTTCCATTCTTATAACCTCCCTAAGCATATCAGCATTTCCATACCCAGAAATAGGATAAATTTTTAAATAAACGTCTTGAAGTTCTGTTTCATTACGAACTGCTTCAGACATATCAACAATTTTCCCTTCCTCAGGATGTGTTATGGCTCCTCCAATCTGAGCCCAGTCATAATGGTGTATAGTGCCCATTATAATATCTCTAGAGACACACGCGACACCTGAATGCATGCGCATATCATCTGACATAAGTAAAATTTTCTTTTTTTTCATTAATAACCTCTATTTGATATTTTTAAAATCTGCTACCGCTAACGGTATTTAACGTATCTTCAGTCTCGAGTATTTCTCTAAAATCATTATCTTTTAAATATAAATGAATAGAACGATTGGCTAATTTTTGAAATGTCATTGATGAATTTACAATAGCCGTTTTAAATTCTTGATATAATCCTTCTAAAATTTTAATAGATGTTAATTTTGTTTTTTTCATAACTTTTCTCCAATATATTCATATATAAATATATATGTAACTATAAAAAAATAAAAAAATTATGTAATGATTAAAGTTTTTTTATTAAACTTTTTTGCATATTTTAATGTTGAATCTGTTCCGTTCGATTGGGTATTTTCGGATATAAACCCCACTACCATATCGCTATTTTTTGCAATCTGTTTATTTCGAGCAAAATAATTTGAAACTTTATATGGTTTTCCATAAAGAGTTTCGGGGAGAACGCAATATAAATTATGTACTTCATGAAACGGAGGATATTCTTCATACTGGACATCTAATTCAAGCGCGTATTTCTTAGCATATTTATCAGCACCATTTTTGCATCCACCACTTACTATTATTAAATCATTTCCAAATTTCTTTTCCAATTCAAAAATAAAATCTTTTATTTTTTTACGATTTTCATACCGTCTAGACCCAACAATACCGACTTTCAATATATTTTTCTCCTATTTTTTTTTTGTTTAATACCTCGCATTAAGTCAATATATTGATCTAAACCATCTAATATATTCCCTACATATAAATATCTATAATCATCAAATGGATTATAAAGTGGGCGTATCATAAAAAAAACTCTTTTCTTATACTGCTTTGTTATATCCACGTTTATATTAAACAGATTTTCAGTATTTCGTTTAACGAACATTTTAATCTCTTTTGCAGGTATATTATAATGAAATAAAATAACTTTAAAAATAATTAAGCTAAATTTACTACATTCTTTTAACTTCTCCAACACTTTTTTTTCAAAATCTATATCTTTAATAACATCATCTAATACTATTCCAATTGATTTGTGTGAAAGCATTATCTAATTCCTTTATCACAATATTCTGTTTGATTAAATTCACACCACTTACAACTACTTTTACTCGGAGTAGCTATCTGATTAATTTTAAATTCACTATTTTCATCAAACCCATTATTAAGAAAATTATGTAAAGAATTAGTAACTCTATTTAAACTTACCTTTCCATGCGCTGGAGCAAAAGTTTGTATTTTCTTTTGAGGAAAATCTGTATTTGGATATAACTTTCTCTTTACAATAAAATATTCAATATCAATATTACCCAATTCATGATTTTCTTGTTTTGAAAAAAATTGTTTATATAAAAGTAATTGTGATGTTTTATTCTTATTTGCCTTTTGATATTTATTCCATCCCCAACTTGATGTTTTGATATCAATAATTTTAATTCTATTTGTTGGAATATGTTTCAACACAACATCCATATATCCGATAAATCTAATACCACTTTTCAGCTCTACGTCAAGTGGAATTTCACAGCCTACCAATTCCCAATTTTGTTTTTTAAAATAAGAACTACGTCTTTTTTTAAACCATTCAATTATACCGATTCCATCATCAAAAAATTCATTTATTTCATTTCTAGTGCAAGGATCTTTTTTATCATTTTCTTTAGCGGTTTTAAACTCTTTAATAAGTTCTTCTTGTAAAATTTTTTCTAAATTTAACTCGTCAGCCTTTTTAATCGATTCTCCATACATTTTATCCAAATATATTTGTAAAGTTGTATGCATCGCAGATCCAAAAATTAAATAAATATTACTCTCCGTTGTTCTAATCTTATCCACATATCGTAATTTCCAATGATATGGACATTCATTATAAAGTGAAAGTTGACTATAACTTATTCTTTTCATTTTTCTAATTTAAGTTTTTTAATTTTTTTATTTTCAATTCCATGCATTTCTAAAATAATTTTTAGTTGCATTTTACCTCCTGATGTTCCGTATAATAATTCTAAACAATCAATACATTCCTTTTCATTAATTTCATAATATTGTTTGACAATATCAATTACCCAACTTTCATATTTTTCTTTTGCCTTACCTTTTATATACTTATTCCACTGTTTCCTTTTAGGTAAAACAGCACAATACCATTTATAAATTTCCTTTGACTCAAGTAATCCAACTGAATATTTTTGGAAATAATTTACGATTTCAATATATTCTTCATTCATTGATAAAAAGCGATTTATTATATAAGGTTGAAAAATCTTTTGATCTGTCATAGTAAATGTATTCCATCCCTTTTTATAAAAAAGAATTTGATTCAACCAATTAAAAATTGTCATTTTCTTAATCTTTGCACGAAGATTTATTTTTAATACTTCATCCCTTTCCCGGTTTTTGATTTGGCTTTGGAGTTTGTTTTGAATAGCCATCTTTAAACCACCCGCCGCCTTTCAGCGCAAATGAAGATTTTGATATTTTTCTTTTCATCAACTCATGTTTACCTTGTTTATCAGGATTATAACAGCATTTTGGACATAGAGGTGGTGGATCATTTATGCCTTGAAGAGTTTCTTTTTCGCTATTGCAGTTTAAACAATACCATTCATAAATTGGCATAATATCTTACTATTGTACTACTGAAGATAATTCGCTAAACTCTTTATTTACGTGACCGCATTGCTCGCATGCAAACACTGCAACAGGAATTAACGCTTCTTGTCCTGTAGGTGAAACAATTGCTGACATTTTTCTCAGTAGCATTGTCTGTTTAAATGTTTTGCCATGACAAGCTTCACAACTAATAAGTGTTGTTTTTGAAAGATCTATATTATCTGCTGTTGACATAGTTATTTCCTTATTATTTTTAACAAATTTGTTATTAACGCCATAAAATTAATTTCTTTATCTACGACAAATTGATCTCTATATTGTGCTTCAGCTATTGCAGGAATAACATCTAAAATTTTATTCTTTGCAT